TGAGGTCAGCTGCGGCCATCAGTCTTCAGCGACAATGCGCCTCCATTCTGAACGGACATACTTTTCCAAATCTTTGGCAATCAGGTCTGGATAACCTTGCCGGACTGCTGGGGTGCCCGTGGTTTTGTTGGTTCTGCCAGGGGCATATTCACCCTTCCAAGAGGGTGGCAGGCTGTCTGGCGTGCCGTAGGTGACAGCTTCTGCGTAATCAAGGTTGCTGAACACCCGGCCTACGTATTTGTTGTCGAAACTGATCTGCCAAGAACCTGCCAGCACACCGCTGACTTCAGGTGTGCCGATGGGTGGGCGGCGTGTTTTGAGTTCGTCCTGCAGCTGCTTTGTAGTGCGCTGCACAAGCCGTTCAACCTTGTCCTCGCAAAGCCCAGGTATTTGGCTGAGGTCAATGTTGCGTGGCATGGTCAGGCCCTCAGGATCAGTTCGTAATGGGTTGCGTCACCAGCTGTTTCCTGAAACGTCGTTTCAACCCTGATGACTTGGTAAACGATTGAGCTAATCACCACACGATCTTTCGTCTCAGGGGCTGTGGCTAAATCATCAGCAGCAACCATCAGGCGTTTGTCACCAGCCTGAATCAGGTCATTAGCCTCATTGACGCTCACGTCGTACACATGCCCTTTGACACTGGTGTCTGACGTGGTTTCAGTGATCACACCCGTTGTGGTGTTGTAGCTGCCGCCAGAGACGTAACGGATCGTCACATCACCGCCGACCTTGCCAAGCAATTTGCTCGCAACCTTGTCCAGTCCCTTGAGTGCCATCAGATTCTGTAAGCAACGACAGCACCACCATTGAGCTTGATGCTGGTGAAAATGCCTTGAATCTCACAGCTGGCCTTGAAAACAACAGTGGTCAAGGCGTTGCCGGTGAAGTTCTCACCCACAAGCGTATGGAATTCCGAGTCCTCAAGTGAAACAATCTTCCAAAACCTTCCAGTGTGCGTCGCCGTGTCACTAATGAAGTGAGGGTTGAGGTGCTCGTAGCGTGCAATGGCTTGCATGATCAAATCTTGTAAGCGAGGCAAGCGCCGCTGGTCAGCGTGATGCTTGTGATCACACCGCTGATGTAGGTGTCAGCCACAAACGTCTCGCCAGCCAAGCTATTGCCGGTTGCGTTTTCAACTGTGATCGCACTGATCACAGTGTCTTCTTTGAAGTAGATCTTGCAGAACCGCCCAGTGTGTGCAGCAGTGTCAGAGACAAACTCAAAGCCGGGGCCAAAGTCGTATTGCATGATCAGCTCCGTTTGATAGCAATGTTGCCTGGCCCACTGATTCTAAGCCCGGTCAGATACCGTTCAAGCAGCGGCGGAACACGGTCTGCACCAACAGCACCAGTTTTGTCAGGCTCTACTTCAATGTTGCCGAGCTTCACCCGCTTGTAATCTTCAAGCCCACTGAGCCCGATGCCATCTTTGTTGTTGTTGAGATAGACAGCAAGGACAACCTGAGCCCGTTTCACTTGATCTGGAATCTCGTCGTCAGTGAAGTAATCGTCAGAAATCCTGAATGGAAAGCCAGTGGCGTACGTATTGACGTAGGTATCTGGCTTTCGCACGCCAGTACGCGGCCATTGCAATGCCTGTGTATCCGTTGCCCTTGCACCAAGAAACCGCTCACGGTCTAGCCGTTGTGTTGCGGTGTAAAGCGCCCGATTCTTTTGATCATCAGTTGCAGAACCCCAAGCGGTCACATCTGCATCTTCGACCATGCCATCAATGATGGCCTGTGCGTCAGCCAGCGTTAGGTAGCTGTTGGCGTTTGCGCCGCCCGCTGTTGCGTCGATTGTTACTGCCATCGGGCGTCACAGTAGAAGTCTTGCGTTTGGCTTGTGTAGGGGCAGAGGCCGCCGCCTGAGCAGCAGCCTCACGCTCCTTCATTCGCCTGAAAGCGAACAAACCCATCAGGAGCTAGCGCCCTTCAGAGCCACGAAGTTGACAACGATTGCCTCACCAAGTGAACCAGTCGAAAGGTTTGCCACAGTGATCTTGAAAGATCCAGCAGCAATCGAGTTCGCCTGCACAAGGTAAGAACCAGCAGTTCCAGCGGAAGCGTGGTTGCAAATCACCACATCAGTGGCGGCGATCTTGTCGTTGTTGACGGTGAAAGAAACCTCAGCGGCTGCTGCAAGTGCAGCATCGTCAAGGGTGATCTGGCCGGACTCAGCGTTGAGAGTCACAGCAGTGGCCTTGCTGGTGGCCTGAGTGACAGTACCGCCAGTTGCGGGGCCGACAAGGTTGCCAGCCGTTGCTTCAAAAATGGATGCCATGGTGATTACCCTCAGTCAAGGTTGCTGGTGTTGGTAATCCGCACGATGCCAATGTTGTTGGTCTCGTACACCTTGGTCCAGTTACCCACGGTTTCCAGTTGTGCCCGCGTGGGGTTGGAAACAGAAGAGGAGAACTTGGAACCAACAGGGTGGTACACATAGTGCAGATCAATTGACATCGCATCGCTCTTGGCAAGGATGTCACGATCAGTTTCAGTCTGAAGACCCAGCTGTTCGCCAGATGCGATTGCACCTTGGGTAAACAGGTAGGTGGCGTACTCGGTGGAAGAACCGGAGCCAGCAGTCTGCAGATCAGCAGAAACGATCACACGCAGGCCCATGAAGGTCGGAACTTGCACGCTGCCAAAAGCAGGAGCAGTAGAACCTTGAGCAGCAGCGGTGTCAGGAGCACCAGTGTTGTCGTAGATCATGTCGATCGCACGACGCTCCATCAGGTCGTAATAGACCTTGGGGTGCATTGCAATCGCGGTCAGCTTTTCACCCTGGTCACCCAGGATTGATTTGCCTTCCACGATTTGACGTGGGCTGAGAACTGTTGGTGTGTCACCAGTGCCACCGTCAACAGTCAGTGCTGAGTAACAGGCTGAGCTGTTGTCATCCACAGCGCCGAACACACCAGCCAAGCAGGACAGAAGGTCTTTCTGGCGCTGGTTAGCGATGTAGTCAGCAATCTTGGAACCAATGGCAGCCATCGGATCAGAGCCTGCAGCCAGTGCAGCCAAATCCCGTGACTCAAATGCACGACCACGGTGCAGAACAGCAGCAACCTGCTTGTCTGCGGTGATCTTGCCAGGGGTCAGGGAGCTGGAATCCGTCAGACGCTCAAAATCGCCCGACAGGTTGGCCTTATAGAAAGGCACTTGAATGAAGTCACCACCATCCTCAGCGGCATTCAGCTCAGCCATCGGCTGCACCACACCGGAAGCCAAGAAGGCATCACGCTGGGTGGTTTGCTCGATGACATACGGCGTAAATACCTCAGGGATGATGATGTCAGAGCGAAGAGTCGCCATGACAAATCCTCAGTGAATGGTTTTACGGTGCGGGCATAACCCTATGGCCAGTCGGCATAACCTTCCGCCCTTCCGGTCATATTAACGCTCAGCTGCAGCTTTCAACCTTTCATACATGTCCCGATCTGTTCTGAACAACCTGGATTGTTCTGTGAGGTTGAAACTGTCTTTTGCGAATGGATTGTTTGTGCCTGGGGGAATATCGCCGCCAGTGCTGCGGCCAGCAGGTGCTCCACTGCCCTGTGGCTTTGGCTGCTTTTGCATCCATGCAGGCAATGACTTGGCCCAATCTGCAATCGGTGTGCGCTCATAGCCGTTGACCACAACAACGGTCCCATCAGCATCACGCTGGATCTGGTCCTTCACCACTTGGGTGTTCAGGATCATGTCAGGGTCATGCACCACATCACGCAAAGCAGTGGCAGCAGGGCTGAGGATTTCAAGCTCACGCACACGGGCTTCTAGCTCAGCAATGCGCTTGTCCTTTTCCTCCGCCGCCTCACGGAACTGCTGCTCCAAAGCCTGTCTGGCTTCGGTGTACTTGCCCTGCTTTTCCAGATCTGCCTGTTCCGCCGCAGCTTTGAAGTCCAGTAGCTCCTGAACATCAACGCCATCAGGAACAGTCTTTGCGTTTTTGAGCTTGCCGATCAGTTCGTAATTTTTTTTCAGCAGTGCTTCACGCTCTGCTTTCAGTGCATCAACTTCGTTTGAAGATGTTGTTTCAGGAGCCATAGACTCCTGCACTTGTTCTTCAGCCATGAATAACCCATAAGGTTGTTTTCAGCTCCACTTTACTTTGTTCGCCCAATAAGCAGCAGATGTTTTTCCTTTGGCGATGTTTTTTGCGTGACGTGCTTTGAATGATGCCCGTTTTGCTTTGTCAGCAGCAGATTCACCCTTACGAGGTGGCTTCGTTTGTGCGCCTTGTGCCCCAAACCTGATCAGCCGATCCTTGCCGCCATCCTTGATGACAACAGCGTGTGACTTGCCGCTTGGGTGGTTTGGAGTGCGGATGGGTTTGTCGTAGCCCTGAAAAGTGTGGCCACCGCGCTTGATTGCCATCACTTTTTCTTGCGTTTTTTCAGCAAGTCAGCATCAGCCTTCCTTGCACCACCTTTGCCAGAAACAAAGCTGTTCACCCGGCCCATTGCCCAGGCAGCCATAGGGACATTCCTGGAACCACTGGACAAGTATGCGCCCTGGCCACGGCGATACACAGCAGCAAGCTGCCCGTAGGTGAAACGGGTACCCTCAGCCTTTTTTCTTAGCGTTGCCTTTACGGCGTCGCTTAGTGGTTTTGCTTTTGGTCTTGCCACCTTGCTCAGTCCTTGATTTGGAGACAGCTGCAATGTCGATGTTTTTGCCAGCCTTGTAAAGGGCAGCAGTGCGCTTGATTTCGCTGGCCTTGGCCGCCTTGTTTTTGGCACCAGCAAGATACGCCTTAGGCAGGCCCGTCTTCTTGTCCTTTGGTGGGCGACGCTTGGCTGCCATCACTTCTTCTTTTTCTTAGGCTTTTTCTTGCCCATCGTTGATTGGGGCTTTTTGGGACCGCTGTAACGGGGCATCAGTCTTCAGCAGATGACACCTCTTTTTTAGCAGGCTTTTTCTTGACAGCGGGTTTGCGGGCAGGAGCAGCTGTTTCGCCCTGCACTGTGAACTGGTACTTACTGTGCATTGGGATAGCGGTCGGCTAGTTGCTTCAAAGTTAGCTCTGCACCGTCCCTGTCAACAAACTTGCGAATAGCGTCTTCCTTGCCGTACTTCTTGACAAGGAAGTTGTAATACGGGATGCGCTTGGCACCAAGAACATCCTCTTTGACTAGGTCTGTCTGCTGGTCAAACCAAACGCCATAGGGCTCACGCAGCTCAAGGGTTCTGGCTGCAAAGCCGGTGGTCAGGGAAACACGGCGTGACCTGCAGCCGAAGTGTTGTGGCGGCTTGGGGCCTTTGCCCCATTCGTACACCTTGCCGTCCAATGCCCTGCAGATTGGCGTCGTTTTGCTGTCGAGCAAAGCGGTGTATCTGTATTTCTTGGTGATATCTGGGTTCTGCAGGGCCACCAGCTCCTCAGCGGCATCAACAACCTGATTGACGCTGGTGCGGACAATGGCGCGGATCTGATTGTTGGGCATGGCCGTCACCTGGCCGCCAGAAGCAATGATGCTGTCAACAGTGCCTGCCTGTTCCCGGCGCAACCTGCCTTTCAGCTGGCTGACAATGCTGCCGACAGACTTACCTTCCAGCACCCCAACACGCAGCACCTGGCTGAATACTTCGGCTTGCCTAGTGGACATGCGGTCAAACGCTTGGCGCACGACTGAACCATTGGGAAGCGTCAGCTGCTGACCAGCTGTGAGCTGGAAAGTAACCGTGTCTGGGGCCAGCCTTTCAAGCCTGTCGCTCAGGTCAACGATGCCAATCGACGTGGGGTCTGACGTGACAACCGCCTGGGCAAAACTTGGGCTGATCTCAACAGTACGAACAACACGGTTGGTCCCTTCAGGTAAAACTTCCCGCAGCTGCTCAACGGCGAAACCAGATTGCAGCACAGCTAAACCCTGCAGTTCCTCCGCCATCAATGCTGCACTGCTGCCGGACCAAGTGGCCAATGACTCCCTGAGCTGAAGCAATAACGTGCGAAGCCTTGCCCGACGCAACGGCTGCCGCACTTCACCCGTCAACAGAATCTCTTCTTCAATCGCCCGCAGCTGTTCAACAGCATCCAAGATCACGTCGTTGTACGAACGGATGATCCGCCTGGCGACACCGTTGCTGTAACGGTTCAGGTCAATGGCATTGCGGTAGACAGCTGCTGGGGCGCTCATGTCTTTTTGAGACCAACAGCCTCTGAGGAATCAACACAGATGATTGACACGTCTGAGCCTGCACGCAGGGCATCACCAACGATGCCCGTGAACTCCATCAATGCCAGGTCATCAGTTTTTTCAATCGTGCATTCAGTGACGGCACAAACGGCACCACCGGAATACCAAGTGGTCCGTATCACCGCAAAAGAGTTCCCCATCAGCTCCGCTTGGACGTAATGCAAAAGCTGCTGACGTGATGGCTCGTCAGGGCTTTTTTTGCTGCGGTTCAACCAACCCATCACTCAGGCATCTGCTCATCGTCAGCCTCAGCTTGCCCCTCAGGCATGGTTTCGGCAGCAGGTTGGCGTGGCTCAACAGGGTCAACCAA